TTGCCCAATTATTACTAAGGTCTGTAGCAGAAGAAGCGGTTACATCTGCGGTTAACTGAAACAAGTCAGCTTCAGTTATTCCACCACCTATTCCAGTTAAACCTGACCCATCACCACTTATTCCGCTGTTTGTTATTGCAAATCTTTCAACACCACCAGTTGAAAATTTAATGGTATCTGCCGCAGGGAAACTTATACCTGTGTTTGTGTCATCTCCAACAACACTTGGTGCAGCAACTGAACCAGCTACACCTTTTACACCAGTTGTTCCAGAAAGTTCTAAGCTCATAATTAAATAATAACTAATAAACTGCCAGATGGCACAGTTACAGTTACACCACTATTTATAACAGGGCTAACTGTATGTGCATTTTTTCCAGATGTTATTGTATAGTTTGTTGTTACATTAGTGTCCGATTCAAAAAATACTTCGTCAGTTCCACCACCAGTAGCACCAGCACCACCACCAATGGCACCCCATGCACCATTGTTATAGCCTTCAAATTGATTTAATGTTGAATTATGCCTAAACATACCTACAGCAGGGCTACCATCCCTTTGTGCGGTTGTACCTGATGGAATCGTTATGCTTGATGTATAATTATGAATTATTTTTCCAGTAAAAGTACCACCTGTCTGTGGCATTAAACCTAAATTAGTACTTGCAACAAGACCAACAGTAACGTAACCATTATTTGCGGCATTTCTTATTTTAAGGTTTCCATCAGATGTATCAACGTGCCATTGAAAAGCATAGTTTGTTGTTAATGCACCAGATTTACTATTATTTGAGGCTATTGCTTGTAATACATTATTTATGTCAGCACGAACTGCTGCACCTGTAGCATTATCAATTATAAAATCGTGTTCTGCCATAATTGATTGTTTTAGTGTATTCTACACTCCCTTACCAAATCCTACCGCTTGATAAGTAAAATTTCTATCAATACTTGCATTTGATGAATTTTTGAAATGAACTGTAAAACCTGTTGAGCTTACATTGGTTACCTCAAAATAATCGCCACTAACCATATTTTGTGCATTTATGCCGACAGAAGGAAGATTTGAATTTGCACCTAATAAAGAAGATGTACCAACAAAAAACGGATGTTGGAAAGTAATATTTTTGGCACTAGCACCACTAGCAGTTAAATTACCCTGTTCTGTTCTTCTTTGTATTGACGCTGTATATCCAAGTTCAGAAACTTTAATATCTTGTGCCACATCATTACTTGTTAGTTTTGCTCTAAACTGAAAACCTCTACCTTTATAAGTTCCATTTGCAAATGTTTGAAAGTCTGTGTATGTAGGCGAACCAGATGAAGGATTATCCTGTGTAATACGCACAAGCATTTCAGCATTAACTTCTGTCGCAGTGGCACCATCAAAATCTGTAACATCATCAATTAGTCCTCTTGAATCAAATAAATCACTTGGATAAAACGCCTGTGTTAAAAAATGCCTTTTTAAATCAAGACTGAATACAGCGCCTAAATCTAAAGTATCGCCACCAGCAGTACCACCAAAATCATATGTACCAAGTGGTACTATTCCACCGAAATCATCTAATGAGCCTACTGTATCAAAATCTGTAATATCATCGAAATTACCACCACCAATTAAATTAAGAGTATTGGTTGTTGCATCAAAGGCAACATTGGTTTTTGTTCCTTGAAACTTAGGGCTGTCTTGATCTTCTCGTCTTGTCTGTGTAACTAAAGGTGCAAGGTTGTCTGGTAAATCTAAAATTACACTTGCTTCACCAGAGCTAAATCTGCCACCATCATCTCTAAATTTTAAAATATATTCGCCTTCAAGATATGGTACTTCTGCTGTTGTCGTATTACCAGCTAATGCTTCAATTAAATCAGTACTATTGGAAAAAGTACCACTACCGTTAGTTAAAGGCGAATGTCTTACATATACCCGACCACCATGGGTAACATCTAAATCTGTTGCTAAATTCCAACGTAATCTT